TAAACGTTCCACTTGGTCACGTAACTGGTACTCGTTCTGTAGGTGGTAGCTTCACATGTTACGTTGATCCTACAGCTCTTGGTTCTGCTGAACTGTTTGCTGACTTATCAGCAGACGTTACTTCGATCCAACAAGTGTTCGATCTTACGTTCTACGTAGGTGGTGCTTCTGGAACTGCAGATATTCCTAGAGCTCCGGGTGTTGTATTCAGCTTCCCACGTGCGAACCTGACAGTACCAACATTTGATACTGGTGACGTTATCTCACTGAACGTAGACTTTGCTGCGCTACCTAGTGATATGGGTACTCCAGACGAAGCGGACCTAATCCGTTATGTAGGAACGGTTTAAAAATTTAGTCCTTGACTTTTGAGGTCTTCAAATATATAATATAAGAATAATCAAGGGAGGTCATTTTGGCCTCCCTTCTTTTTGAGAGGAACGATGCCATCATATAGCTTTAAACAAAATTGTAAAGTATATCTAGTATCCGGCTCTCAGCGTTGGCAGATAGAAGTATATCCTGATTTAGAGTTTTCCCAAACGTTTAACGAAAAGGCTATTAACGTAAAAACGTTGCACGACCAAAACGCAATGTTTGAGGAAGCGATAATCAATAAGGCTAACCCAGCAAATTTCTCATTTACAGTTTTACTACCAGCAGGCAATGACTTTAATGTTATTGGTGACTGGCTAACAAAGAGAAATGAACTAGGGTCAGACGAGGCGCTTTATTCATATGATGTTTATGTGGATACAGGCGTGGATATATTCAAAATAACCAAAGGCGTGGCCAGCCGTGCTACATTCCAAATATACAAAGATCGTATTCTTACTGTCTCTATAGAAGGAACCGCTAGTGCATTAACACGTTTTGGGACTTCTGGAATAGATGATATTCCAGGTACCGTTCAAATAAGGGATAATCCGATTATTCCTGTAATTCCTAGAGGCTTGCTCATCGAACTTGATGGAGTAGAACTCAAGAATATTAACGGTCTAGCGATTGAACTTGTTAATGACATTCAATGGCTTGAATATGACACCCTTCACAATTCGTTATATGTTTCTAGCGCCGCGGATGTACAACTTCCTGCGGCTTTTGTCGTATCTAAAAAGACCTTATCAGGTACGATACAACAATATATTACAGATGAGAATAATAGTAGAATGCAGAGTTTTTCTACTAATTCAACTCTACGTATACGAGTTAGTAATGGATCAGCTTACTACTTAGATGTTAATATGCCTAAAGTAGTATTTACTAATAATATTCAACCCGGAGAAGTCTTTGTACAAAGTTATTCATTTAGAATGACTACAAGTCCCGCTCTGATAACAGACGTACTAAACTATAATTTATAAGGAGTAATTTAATGAGTGTTCTGAAGACCCTAATGGTCGACACTAAATCAGCTTGGGTAGAATATCCAGGCCTTCGCGGTTTTGAAGTAGAAATCGCAAACCTTTCTCGTCCTGAAATGATTGCACTTCGTAAGCGTTGTGTAGAAAGCGTATTTGATCGAAAAACTCGGGTACCGATCGAACGTTTAAATGAAGATAAGTTCGTTTCGGAATTCACTAAAGCATCAGTAAAAAACTGGAGAGGTCTAAAGATTAAATATCTCGAAGAGCTACTTCTAGTTAATATTGATGATCAGGATCCAGATGCAGATGTACCATTTAGCTTAGAAGATGCAGAGGCGCTAGTAAGTAACTCAGGCGACTTTGACTCTTGGCTGAACGAGAATGTGTTTGATCTGCAGAACTTTCGTTCAAAACGAGAAAGAGGAGCTGTGGAAGAGGCTTGAAAAATGGCAAAACTGCATAGAAACTAAAACTAGTGCAGAAACCTATTTCAAGATTTGTGAACAACTTGGTCGGGACCCTGAGCCCGACCAAATTCCTCCAGAAATTAATGACTTCCCTCCAGAAGTACAATATGCTATTGAAGTATACAATAAATTAGGCGATAAAGTTGTAGCCGACGTTGGATACTTAGGAAAAGATTGGACAGCTGTTCAATACTTCGAAAAGTTATATCCTTTAGAAGATAAAGAAATCTTCTATGAAACCATCTTACTGTTAGACGAAAGACAGATAAAAAAATCTGCCACAGAAATGAGGCAAGCACGCGAGCGTCTTAAGAACAAAAAATAATGGCAAATAATATGGTACGCTTCATTGTTGATGTAGTTAGCCGTGGTGCAGGAGCTTCAAAGAAGCAACTGAACGACGTAGCCGACGCAACAAACAAAGTTGCCAGTTCTAGCGAACACGCGGATAAGGCTGCCTCGAAGCATTTCGATACACAAGCTAAAGGAGTTATTGGTACTGCTAACAGTACACGTAGTTTCTCTAAATTAGCTCAAACTATGAATGGTGGCGGAGGAAGTAGTGTAGTAGGTGCCTATGCTACTCTAGCTGCGAACGTCTTCGCGTTAAGTGCTGCATTCAATGCACTTAAAGCAGCAGCACAAGTTCAACAAGTAGAGTCGGGTCTGGTTGCTTTAGGTGCCCGTATGGGTCAGACTTTAACTTCTGCATCACGAGATTTAAAAGAATTAACATCTAATACTTTATCTACAGAACAAGCAATGAGATCAGCTGCGCAAGTATTCAGCGCAGGATTTAAGTCAGATGACTTAGAAAAGATTGGTAAAGTAGCAAGAGACGCTTCCTTCGCTTTAGGTCGTGAAATGACGGACTCAATGGATCGTCTTACACGAGGTGTTATTAAGTTAGAACCAGAACTTCTGGACGAACTTGGTATCATGACAAGATTAGGTGAAGCCACTGCACTTTACGCAGCAAAGACGGGTAAAGTAGAATCGGCGCTGACAGTTACAGAGCGTCGTCAAGCCTTCCTAAACGCTGTATTGGCAGAAGGTGAGGCTAAGTTCGGTGGACTAGCGGAAGCCGCAGGTAACTCGCGAGCATTTGACCAACTATCTGCAACTGTAAAAGATTTAACTAAAGATGTACTAGGTTTTATTAACCTTGCAGCGTTACCTTTAGCATCGTTCTTTGCCAATAACCCTACAGCTTTAGCTGGTGGGGCATTACTGTTTGCTTCTACTATTAAAAATCAGCTGCTGCCAGGTCTAAACAGCTTACAAGATAAAGCAGTTAAAGTTGCAGCCGCATATAAAGAAATGGCTAAAGAACAGCTTAAAGCTGTTAAAGCTGCAAAGTTACAAGCTGAAGTTAAAGATGAATCGGACTTCTTACAAGCAACTGGTGTTGGTAAGATTAAAGGAATGGGTAAGAATACAGGCTACGGTCAATTCTTAGCAGCTTTACAAGCCGATGATGATAACGCTCTTACAGATGGTCGTCGCGAAAAAGCTATTGCATCTTTAGATACTGCATTAAGTAAAGCTAACGCATCTGTTGCTAAAATGAAAGTAACAGATGAAGCTTATGCAAGAACTATAGAAAGAATTAATCAACTTCAATCAGCTAGAACGGCGCTTTCTTATGATAGTGCAAAAGCAGAAATGATGGTTGCTGCTGCTAAAGAGCAAGTAATACGTGCGCAAGCAGAGTATAATAAAAGCGTTGGTATTGCTAATGCACAAACAACTGGTGCTTCAGCAATTGAAGCGGCCAATGTTAATAAATATGGCGAAGCCTTTAACAATTTAAAAACTGCTGTTGGACAATATAATACAGCACAAATGCAAACTGCTAAGGGTGCAGGTGTTGCGGCCCGAGGTATGGCTGTAGTACGAACTGCGTCTTTTGCAACTTCAGTTGGTGTTCGTGTATTAGGCGCAGCGTTCCTTAATTTGATTCCTGTATTAGGACAGCTTATGTTCGCATTCGGGCTATTAGTAACAGCTTATAACGCTCTTAAAAGTGATAGAAGTAAAGAAATTGATAAAGCAGTAACTACTTTATCTGATACTGTTAAAACTTTATCAGGAAGTTATAAAGAGCTAGATAGAGTTCGTAAGTCAGGTGCCACTTCTGCTGCTTTCGTTATGCGTCAAGCAGAAGTAGAACTAAGTGTGAACCGTGAACTTATTGAAAGTTTACAAGACTTAAGCGCGGCTTATAACTTTACAGCAAAAGCTTCTCCGAGCGGAGTTAGAGGCCCAGCAAAATCTATTAATGAAATGATCAGTGGTATTGACCAAGGATCAGAAGCTGCTAAAATCTTTAATCTACAAGGACTTGAAAGTGTACTTTGGATTGGTAAAGAAACTAAAGCACTTCAACAAATGTATGCTGCTCTTCAAAAGAATAATCCAGAAGTCATTAAAATGGCAGGTAATCTAGATGGATTAGATAGAGAAGTTCAAGTCGATAGATTAACACAAGCGCTACAAGAACAAGGCATTCAATTAGAACGTAGTGCTACAGCACTTAGAAAAATGGATGAAGGCGCTAAACAAGCTGGCGCAGCTTTAGATGGCTTAATTAAGAAGGGTGCAGGCTCTACAAGCGTAGATGGTGTTGTAGACGGATTATCTAGTGTTTTAAACGGTTATAAGGATAATCCTAACCGTGAAGCAGCAGATGCAGCAATGACCGGACTAGAAATGTCTGCTCGTCGTTTCTTGGACACAACTACACAACAAGCTATTGTTGATAAGCAACTTATAGAAACTACAGCAGTAAGAGGTAAAACCTTAACTGCAAATGAGAAGATAGCAGTTGATCTAGCCAAAGAGAGAATGAGTCAAACTTCTCTTACAGCTGCTGGAGTTCAAGAACAGCTTGTAAGACAAAAGGAAATTTTTGCTGTTGAACAACGCAGAATGATCTTAAGTCAAGCAGAATTAAGTCTTGCTAATGCACTTTTATCTAAGTATGCAGACTCCTACGATCTAACAGTAGCTGGTGTTAATAAAAAGCTTGATCTGCAAAATAAAGCAGTAGATGCTCAAGTTAAAGAACTTGAATTTAGTAAATCTATTCTTCAGATTGATATTCAATCAAATAACGCAGCTATTCAGCTATTAAAGCAAGAACTAGAATCCCTAGAAGTAATGAAGAAGCGTCTAGAAGAAAAGACGAAAGAACTTACTTTAGATTGGGAACGTTATGAGATTGAATCAAAACGTTCAGCTCAAGAAGCTAAAAACCAGTACGAGCGTGCTCGCTTTGAACAAGAAGCGTTCAGAGCACGTAACCGAATTGTAGAACTTGGTAAAGTAGACGTTGAACAAAGCCGTGCTATAGAAGAAGCTGAGCATTCACGCCAAAATTCATTACGCTCATTAGAATCACAAGCTAAAACTCTAAATGCTCAAATGCAAGCAATGAATACAAGTATTGCAGCAGCTCAAACTGGCTATGCTACTGAAGCTGATAGAGCTTTTGCAACTAATCAAGTAATGATTAGAAACTATAAAACTCAGCTTGATATGTACACATCAGCGGCTTCCGCATCCTTAGATATTATGGATGCTCAAGAAGCTATTAGTCGTACATTAAAATCAGGCAATACATCACTGTTACGTTCAGTACAAATTCTTCGTGAACGTAGTAAGGTTGAAAAAGAAAATGCACAGCTTCGTCAAAATGCGGAAATAGCTGAGCTTCAAAACAACCTACAAAGAGCAAAAGCAGACTCTAAGCGTAGTGATGAAATTCCTTATTGGGAATGGCAGCTTGCTAATCGTCAAACGATGTTTGAAGTTGAAAGTAAGTCTCTAGAAGTTCGTCAACGTCAAGCGGAACTTGAACTGTTTATGTTTAATACTCAAAGTGAGGGTATTGAATTCCAGAAAACTGCGTTATCCTATATGGAGAAGCAAGTTAGTGTTCAAAATGAGCTAGCTAAATCAGCTGGCGATTTGGAAAGTGCAAGAACAGCATTAGCGCGCAGATCGGCAGGACTAGGTTCACGTGTTCGTTCGGAAGATAGAGCAGATGAAATTAGAACAGCTAGCATAGCGTACGAAAGTGCGGTACGCGAATCTGAAGTTAAAAAAGCTGTTATTGATCTTGAATTTGCACTTCTAGAAGCTCAAGCAGAACAACTTCGTACGAACCTCATAGAACGTAGAAGATTAATTGCAGAAGAAGCTCCTTCAGCTGCTAATAATAATCGTCTAGCTCAAGTTGATGCCACTTTAACAAACCTAGATAGATCATTAAATGCGCTACCTAGAACTTTAGCATCGAGTAAGGCTGTAATTGATAATTCAGTTGCGCAAGCAAGAACTGAATTACAAACAGCGTTAAAGCCAAGTGGTGCAGGTATCAATGCTTATGCGTTTGGTGAAAGACAACTACAAGAAGCTAGAAATCAAGCTACTCAAGCATTAAGAACACTACCTACAGTAGTAAATGAGGCAGTTAGACCAGTAGTTGAATCACAAGGTAATCTTGTTGTTTCAAATAATGCTCTAGTAGATATCTTAGATAGACTATATCCTGTTATAAACCAACTTGCTAAGGCGAGTGAGTTTAACTCTAACACGAGTTCTGTAGCCGGACTAAGCAAGCGTGAGTTTGCAGAAGTACTGGGTAGAGAAATTCAATCAATGGGCTTCCGTGTAGATGAACAATCTGCATTTGGTGGGGTAACTCGAGGAGCTCATAGAGGTAGAGGGCATGCCGAAGATCGCGCGTTAGATGTTAATATCGGCACCGGTCTTATTGAAGCTAATGATCCAGCTGCACGTGCTAAAATGGATAGACTAGAAAACTATCTGAAGCAAAAGTACGGCGATGCGATTAAGATCATCTGGAAAACAGAAGCTCACTTCAATCATATGCACGTAGAAGTTGTTCGAGCTATTACTCGTGCAGCAGAAACAGCGCAAACAGCAGCAGAGTCGATGTCTACTTCGGTACCAACTCAAGTAGCTGACATTGTTGTAAATGCTTCAAGACCACAAAGAGAAACTATGGACCCTATGGGTCGTCTAGATATACAGCCACTTCAAGTGTTCGCGCCTGAAGTAGTTAATACTACAGACCAACTAATCGATAGATTTACTCGATTTAGTGATCTAGCTTCTGAGTTGCGTAAAGGTTTTGAAGATCTTGGTCCGAATGGCGAGGCAATGATTGCTCTTATTGACGGTACCGATATGTTTGCTGAAAGACTGCAACATGCCAGAGAAGCCTTTAAAACTGGTGATATGACTGATAAAGTTATTGCCGGAGCTGCCGTAGCGTCTTCTGCACTTGATACTGTGCAAAAAATGCTAGAAGCAGGATCTAGAGCTAAGGTAGAGCTGATTGATAAAGAAATCGCAGCAGAACAAGCCAGAGATGGTAAGTCAGCTGAAAGTATTGCAAAAATTGCTTCTCTTGAGAAGAAAAAAGATGCAATGCAAAGAAAGTCATTTGAAATAAATAAGAAGCTTCAAATGGGTCAAGCAGTAATTGCTACAGCTTCAGGTATGGCACAAGCTCTAACACTGGGTCCTATTATTGGTCCAATTATGGCGGGTGTTATTGGTGCAATGGGTGCGGCGCAACTTGCTATTATCGCAGGAACTTCGTATCAATCTACTTCATCTTCATCTAGCGGCGTAAGTAATGCATCCCCTTCAAGCCTTACAGTGGGTAAACGAGGTGACTCAATAGACTTAGCACGTAATAATCCAAATGCTGGGGGTGAAATAGGTTATCTACGTGGTGCGCAAGGCTACGGCAAAAACTCTAGTGATTATGCACTAATAGGTTCTGCTTATGGTGGTAGAAATCAACGTGGTTATGGTAATACTGGAATTCTAGTTGGCGAGAAAGGCCCAGAAATTCTGAGCCCAGATATGCCAATGCGAGTTGATCCAGTAGAAACTATGGCACAGCAACCAGCAGGTCAGCCAGTTCAATTCAATATTCAAGCACTAGATGCGAAGGGTGTTGAAGAAATACTGCACGGACAAAGAGGTAATATTATTGGAATGTTAAGAGAGGCTGCAAATGCTAACGGACAACGCTTCCTAGAAGATGTGAATGTTAACGTATATACGCAACCTAACGTTGGACGATTATAATGGCAGCATTTACTAATTTTAATAATAGACTTCCTGACCCAACGTTTAGTCTAAATGATGCCGGAGCTGTAGAAGGCTCCGGCATCTCCGGACCCGGTTTTGCTAGTGTCTCTGTTACTTCGATTCGTCCTGGTCAAGTATCTCGGACTGTTAGTGGTAGAGGTATTCATCGAGAAACGGGTAGTCACAACTGGGAAATTAATATTTCCTATCACCCAATGCGCAGAGACCAATTTGATGTTGTTCAAGGGTTTCTAGATGCCAGAAATGGTCGCATGAAGCCTTTCTTCGTAGTATTGCCCCATAATAGTAAACCTAAAGATCCAGTATTTGCTACATATGCAGCTACTAATGTTTTAAGTGCAGCTGTAGGGCACCAAGCTGGAACTCCTTATGTGTTAATGCAAGGCTCTGCGGTAATTACAGGTTCCGCTAAACCGGGTGATTTCTTTACTATTAGTGATGCAAATGACGCAAATCATTTGAAAGCTTATAAAGTAACTAGAGTTGAAACAAACGATACATATCAGTCTGGAAGTACAAGACCTACTACTTCTCAAATTAGAGTACACACTCTTCCCCCGCTTGCTAAGTTTGTAAGCAGTGGATCAGTTATTAACTGGATAAACCCTGCATTTAGAGTTATTCAAAAATCAGATACTATGGAGTATCAACTTTCGACCGATAATCTATATCAATTCGGTCTAAATCTAGAGGAGATTCAACCTTAATGAGTATTAGTGAAAGAATCGTACATGAGGATGTAAGAGCCATGCTCATGGCTAACGAACCTTTTCAGTATGCGCATTTAATTAAGTTTGAACGCCCATCCCGTCCTGATTCGCTTTCAGGACGGGTCTCTACCTCGGCAGTACGTTATACTTATATGACAGATGCTAGTAGAGACGTAAGCTTTGATGACGGCAGCATTAACCTACAGGGTAGCGCCAATGGTTCTCAAGTTTATTTAGCGAATAAAGTTTTAGGTGTTTCCAATATTCAAGAATCTATAGAGGCTAGAGCTGATACTTGTTCTATTACATTAGACGGTAATGGTATTGGAGGCGCAGCTACTGTTGTAGCCGAAGTAGTACAAGTTAACCCAACTACGTGGGACTTAGTACTATACAGTGCAAACGCAGATTTAGTAGAAGCTGGATTCAGAGAAGGCGATAAAATCACTTTAAGCGGTGATCGTGTTGGATCCTTTAATATCCAGAAATTCCGTTCTAACGGTATCAGAATCACAAAGATTGATGATGACTTAGCTATTGGGATTGGATTAAACCTATCAATCCTATTAAACTCAGAAGAAATTAAAAGTATTCTATTAAATAAAAATGCTATTGATTATTCTTCTTTCATTAATAGAGAGGTTCATATTTATAGAGCTTACTTTGTAGATGGTAAGTTAGTTGGCGGGTATAGAAATCTAGTAAAATCTTCAATATTTACAGATTCTGTACTTTGGGGCGCGTCCAAAACTGGTGTTAAGTTAGCTTCTTCAAAATTTGTAGAAGGCGGACTGATAGGATCCTTAAAACAAAATACTAGTTATAGTCTTAGTTTTAAAGCGAAAGTAATAGGTATTAACCAGATGAATTTGTCTGTAGACTTATTTCCTGATTCTTTACCAGAGACTGAAGTTACTGTAACGACTAATAATACTTTATTTAAGTGGGAAAATATATCATCTTCTAACTTAGACATAACTTCCAAAGATTTATATCTACGGTTTTTCCAAGGGGCCGGTATACCAGAAGGCGTTTCAATAGAAATAACAGATATTATGTTAACTGAATCGCCTTCAGCTAGTTCATGGGTATCACCAGATAGTCCAGTAGGCCCCATCCTGTTATTCAGAGGAATTATCAATAACGTAAGTTTTGATGATGACGATTCTGGAATTAAAGTACAGTGGGGATTGACTAGCCACTGGGGGGATTTCTCTCAAGTACGAGGAAGAATTACCTCAGATGAATTCCATAGAGCTCTTGATCAAAATGGTATTCCACAACCTTATTCCGCAATTAAACCAATTTATGCGTATGATAAAGGTTTTAACCATTCTGATACTAGCATTAATCTTCTATCGACTTACCAAGTTCTAGTTGAGAAGACGGCTGTAAAAGCTAAAAACGGCTTTTTCGGTATCGGGGCAAAGACCAAAGTTAAAACAACTATGGTTCCAGAAGATAGACAAACTCCTTTAGACTTCCAACTTCAATCAAAAGCTTTACCTGTTATTTACGGTGTTCGTAATATGACAGGGCTACCTATTTTTGCTGATACTTTAAAGAGTAATAGCTCAGAAGTGTATGTAGTATATGCACTTAGTGAAGGACAGATCGGTGGTATCTACGATGTATATGTAGATGGTAAATCGTTAATCTGTAATAATAAAGAAGACTTTGATACTAGATCAAGTCAGAATGCGGAAGGGTCTATTGATGTAGTTTGTAGAGGGCGTGCTGACCGAGGCGATGTACTTGGGGGTGTTACTGTTACAAATAATAACTCTGTTAATTATTACTATGATCCTTCTTTAAACATTGATCTAAGAGATGTATGGAACCAAGTATTTAACAGAAATGCTATTACTACGTACTATGAATATATACCACCTACTGGAGTTACAGCTGCTGATACAATCGGTAAAGGCGTAATTCACGGTGAAACTATTAGTATGACGTCTCCACAGACTATTACTTTAGACTTTTTCTCTGGTACAGAGAGCCAAAAAGCTGCATCGCAATTAGTTCAACTTGCTCAAAGTAACTCCTTTAAAGTACAAAATGATTATTGGACAGGAACTGATACTTCTGAGTATTGGGGACCGAACCATAGATTAATTGATACCGCTTATATCGTAGCAAAGTTCAAAATTAAGGAAGGTGAAACAACTATTCCCGACCTTGAATACATTGTACGAGGCAAAGTGCTTGCATGCTATAACTATGATTATAGTTATGCACATGATGACAAGATGTCTGATGAAAATCCTCACCACTTTGAGTTGGGGGATATGGTTACCTTAAGTACTAACCAAAATGTGCAGATTATTGATAAATGGAGTTTTGTACGACCCGATGGTGTATTAGAATATCGTTTTAGATATAGTGAGCCACCGAATTTAGGCTACATAGATGGAGTACCAACTACAACTCGTTTCTCTATGAGTAAAGACACTCATACTTGGACTATGACTACTTTTAATTGGGTGGCTCATTCAGGAACTGTTGGTGCTGCTATAAGCGCCCCCGTTACAAGTGTAGCTGAAGTTGGCAAAGGCGTTACAGTAAGTTATCCAAGCAAACCTTCACTAACAGTTGGAGGAGATCCTTCTCAACAATCTCCAATACTTTCGGTTATGGAAGATAATAACCAAGTCTTTAGAAATGCGCTACTATCTGGTAGAGTATACTCTGATAGAATAGAAACGGATATGATTTAATGGCACAGACAGTAGTATCAAGAAACACAATTCAATTGGCTGGTACTGCGTCAGCTGTCAATAACTATTATAATGGTTACACTATAATACTTACACGGTATAATAGTGTAACTGGCAAAGAAACGTCGCAAAGTAAAGCAATTATTGCTTATGATGGCGCAACTAAAATTGCTACTATTGACGGTATTTGGGATGCAGACTTTATTCCAGCCTCTACAGATACTTATAAAATCATACCTACATATCCTGATAATCGTGTTAGTATAAATCCTGCGATTCAAACTTTAGACTACGTAACTTCAGATAGGTACGGTAAAGGCTTAAACCCTTTCAAAGACTTATACCTACCTTCCTGGCTAGAATCAGGTAGGTCATGTGACGCTCAATCAGATGTAACCATGAGAGTAGAGCAAGGGCACACTGTTCCATTCATAGGGGATATTTATAAATACCCTGCAACTGGACGTATACTATTCCAAGGACAGATTACTTCAGTATCTGGTAACTATATAAGATTCACTAAAGTTTTAGGTAAATATACTAATAAATGGAACTCTTGGAAGTATTATCCAATCGATGCTTTAGTATATGACGAAGAGCGCTTATATAGAGTCACAGTAGCAGGAACTAAGACCACTAAACCTACTCATACAGTAGGCGATGTAAACGGACTTGCTTATGAAGAACACCCTGCCTTATATAAAGTATCAGGTGCAGGACTTCCTGTAACTGCTCTATTAAAAAACGGTGGAAATCCTATTCAAAGTATAAACGAGTCTGGTAATAAGATTTCGGGCTATTCATTATACGATAGTGATGGAGTTGACTATTGGAGACTAGTAGGCTGGGATAGTCATGATCAACGCTGGGTAACTAGACACCAAACGAATCTGATTATCGATACTTCCTTATCTCTATTTGAAAATGTAAACAGCTTGTTAGAACATTATGGTGGGATACTTAGATATACCGCTGGTCAGTACCACTTAGAAATTGAAGAAGGAGAAGGAGGAATTCCTTCTTCTGATAGCGAGCCTAGAAATATTGATAATGATAACATTATTGGTAAAGTTCGTATTTCAGATGAGGGATTACGAAGCTCATTTAACTCTCTAACTGTAGCGTACGCTGATCCTGCGAATAAGTTCGAAGCAAAGAACATTAGCTTCTTTAATTCTAACTTCTTAAAAAGTGACCGTAATGTACCTAAGAAAGGTAACGTTTCTATTGCAGGTATCACAAACTATTATAATGCTAGAATCCTAGCCGACAAATTCTTAGCTAAATCTCGTTATGGATTAACTATTAGTCTTAACTTAGCACCACGAGGTATTTTACTTCTTGCTGGTAAAGTTATTCAAGTCCAAAATCCTAGATATGGGTGGACTAATAAAAAGTTTAGAATTGATAATCTAACACATAATGGGGATGCTACAGTAGATATTGTGGCTTCTGAATATGATGATAGTTTCTATGTTATTAGCAATATTAGTCGCCCACCAGCAGCTGCACTAGCAGCAGAATCTAATATTGTTACAGACATTCGTCCTGGTCAACTACGTGCAACTAGCGTAGAAAGTCAAGACGAAGCAATTGGCGGTATTGAATTAAATTGGGCAAATAGCTCTAAAACCGATAATACAGTTTCTACCGAAATTTACGGCTCAACTAAAGCCTATCTATTCATAACCGCTGCCTCTATTACTGAGGGTTCAGTGTTTATGACTGGTACTGCACACAGTTTATCTGTTGGTGATGTAGTAATCAGCCAAGCATCTTTAAATGGTCTAGAATATGGTAAGAGTTACTTTGTAAAAACTACGCCTTCTTCAACCAGCTTTACGTTAACAGAAAATATGAGCAATCCAGCTCTCACTATTTTTGAGAATGGAACTCAATTAAACTTGAGAATTATGACAGGTCAAGTTATTGCAACTGTAGACTCTGCTGTAACCTCTTATATTGACGTTATTCCTGGAGAAGGATCAACAAGAGTCCAGAAGTATTACTGGATTAGACATAAGATCACACAATCATGAAAAAAACATATTATTCAGATTTTTATCCGTACTCAAATGAGTCAGGTGTAGTTGGTACAACTATGCCCGCCCTTACTGAAGCACGCGTAGCTGAGATTATTGGAGACATTGGTGTTATTACTGATGACTCAGTACTTACAGTAGATGAAAAAATCCGTATTCTTATTCCGCTTCATGATGAAGTAGAGTTAGAGTATGAAAATATCTCTGCACAAGCTATTGCTTTTGGCATTAATATTGTACAGTTAGAAGATGCTAGAACAGCTTGGATAGCTTATCTGAATTCTCTAAGTCCTGCGTGGGATGATAAATCTCAAAATACGAATATTGATAGAGGCATTTTCCGTCAAAAGATCAATAATTACTTAGAACACCTATATATTATTCAAGCTAATAATAACGCTGAGGCCGCTCGTAGAGCTGATGTTGATGGAGGCCTGACAGATGGCGGAACTCCTATTACTAGAACGGAAGTTATCACGAGCGAAGGTACTAGTAGAGATACCGCTAATGTTGGTGGTATTCCAGCAGCTCAAATTAAAAGTGAATTACAAACAGCTTTAGATAGAGCTCAGCAAGCTATTGATACTTTTGATACTGTTGCCCCCGCTGTTCCTAGTGGACTAGCTTTAAGTAATTTAATCACTACTATTGATAGTATAACTGGTGCCCCTAATAGTGCCTCTAAGGCTGAATGGTCCGCAGTTACCGACTCTGACTTAATGTACTATGAAGTAGAAATTACATCTGCTTTAGAGTCAGTACCTTTGTTAAGAACTGCAAATATTAATCAATTAGTATTTGGCACCGTGGCTGGCACTAACTATACTGTAAAAGTTCGTGCGGTCGATGACTCTGGCAACAGATCAGACTGGTCCGCAAGCCAAAGTATTATTGGCGCTAAAGATCAGATAGCGCCAACTACTCCTTCAGGCCTAACTGCAGAAGCATTAGTGTCCTCTGTAATTTTAAAATGGACTAACTCTTCCTCTTCGGACTTGAAGCTTGTTAAGCTTTACGAAAATCCTAATAATGATTTTGCAAGTGCTACTTTAATCAACTCTTTTAACTCCAAACCAGGCTCTGTAGGTAGTTATACTAGAAATGGTTTACCTGTTAACGCAACTCGTTATTATTGGATAGTTTCAGAAGACACTTCAGGAAATTCTTCCGGACCTAGTAACGTGGCAAGTGCAACGGCCAAAGGCGTAGATATAGTAGATTTCACACCCGGCCTTTACCCTACAAAAGTAGTATCTTCACTTCCAGGCGCACCCCATATCGAGGGTACCTATGTTTATTTAACTACGGATAAGAAAACTTATAGAAATACTGGAACAGGTTGGGTAAAAAACGTAGATACCGCAGACCTTTCAGGGTCTATTTCAGATGTACAGATTGATGGACTATCCTCAGCTAAATTAATTGGTCAGTTGACAAATGAGCAACTTCAAGCTATTGATGCGGCTAAAGTTGCAGGTCAACTAACTAATGAACAGATCGCTAATCTAAACGCTGCAAAGATCGCAGGGCAGTTAACTAATGAGCAGATTCAAAGCATTGATGCTGCAAAAGCAGTTGGTAATTTAATCAATGCTCAACTAGCCGCAAACAAAGTTACAGGTCAATTAGTTAATGAACAGATTGAAGCTATTGATGCTGCAAAGGCGGTTGGTAATTTAATCAATGCTCAACTAGCCGCAAACAAAGTTACAGGTCAGCTTACAAGCGATCAAATCCAATCTCTTAGTGCTGCAAAAATCGCGGGCGAGATCACTAGCACCCAAATTTCTGATAGCAGTATTAGTACTCCTAAGATTGCGGCTGGTGCTATCGTAGCATCTAAGATTGCTGCAAACTCAATCGTAGCGTCTAAACTACTAATTACTCCCGGTTCTATTAACCCAGACGTAGGTTATTTTGATGACACTCTATGGGGATGGAATGGTGATTATAATGGTTGGTATAAAGAATCAGCTAACGTAGCCAACTTTGTAGGTAATTATTATGTGATTTGGAGTGGCAGAACCACTAGATCAGATGAGATATATAAGTCATCTAATCTTATCCCCGGTGTTGCAAAACCCGGAACCAATTTGGCAGTTAGAGTACCTGTAAGAAACCAATCTAACAGATTAGTGTTAGTTGGTATTGAGTTCTTTGGTGCAACTAATAACTTCTTAGGAGCTATTAGAGTTGCTAGTGATCCTCAAACAGGGTTCCAGAACCTGTATGCAGAGGGTGTAGTACCCCTCGACACAGTGTCTTGTACTTTTGTTATGTACTCTCCTGCGGGCGCTGCGCTAGATGGCGTAGCAGTTGTTGGTGGTATCTCTGTTACTGAAATGATGACCGGTCAACTAATCGTTGATGGATCAATCACGGCTAACGAAATTGCAGCCGAAACTATTACCGGCGATAAAATTTCTGGAAGTACTATTACTGGTGCCAATATTGTCGGCGGTACTATTACTGGAGGCCATATTGCTGGTAACACGATTTCAGCAGCAAATATTGCTGGTGCAACGATTACTGGTGATAAAATTTCTGGAAATACTATTACTGGTGCCAATATTGTGGGTGGTACTATTACTGGAGGCCATATTGCTGCTAGAACGGTCTCAGCTGCTAATATTGTAGCAAGCTCAATCACAGGTGCAGAGATCCTAGGTGATACTATTACTGGTGTACACATCAAGGGTAGTACCATTACGGGAGCTAATATTGTTGGTGGTACGATTACGGGTGGACATATTGCTGGGAATACAATCACAGCAGCAAACCTAACAGCTGGTATTATTACTGCTGGATATATTGCTTCTAGAGCCATCACCGTCGATAAGCTGGCTGTTGGTTCTACTGATAACTTACTGACTAATGGTCAATTCCAAAGCGAAGCATACGGTGATCTTCCCCTAGCATGGTCAAGATTTAGTAAACCTAATAATGCTGATATTATTAGAGTGGTGATTGGCGATGACTCTTGGCCTGTTAAGAAAGTTTTAGAGCTTGGTAGACAAGTTGCCGGAACAGGAGAGCTTTCCGCTTACGCGGACAGTATCGCCATTGATGACCCTAACTATTGGGAAAAAGGCAATCTGTTAGCACAACCCGGCGACGAGTTTTATGTAGAATCTCACGTATTCTCTAGCAATCCAAATATTGCTAGAATTGAAATTCTAGGAAAGCAATCATCCGGCGCTATTGTTAACTCATTCTCTCTAGAAGACTTTGCTTATTCTTCTGTTAACCAAAACACAGTGAACATTAACACTCCTGGATGGCTTAAATCCGTATGGACATTTAAGTACAACGGTATTGTTCCTGCCAAGATCGGATTAAGATTCTGGAATCTAGGCGGAACAGTAGGTCAGTTTGTCTTATTTGGTAACATTATTATGCGTCGCCGTAACACGGGTACGTTACTAGTAGATGGTGCTATTACTGCTAATAAAATTGCTGCTAATAGTATTACTGCCGACAAGATAGTATCAGGGACTATTAGTACTGGGTTACTAGCAGCGGGAGCAGTTACTGCAACCAAGTTAAGTATTTCTGGCGCGAATATCAATCCTGACATGGGGTACATGGATGATGACTTCTGGAACTGGACGGGTGACTATACCAACTGGTATCCGCAACCCCCCGGTGGTCAATTTAAGTCTAAGTTCTATACACTTTGGGAGGGCATGTTCACTGGAACTCAGGACCGTCACAAAGCCTCTAAGCGTCTAGCTCCTGGTGCTGTGAAACCTGGATCAACAGTAGCTGTTCGTGTCCCTGTGGAGAACAACAGCGGTAGAAGCATGGTAGCTGGGCTTGAGTTTTACGATATTAACGGCACGTATATCAGTGGGTGCGTTGTAACCTCGGGTGCTAACTCTGGGTTTAACAACCTCTTCGCTTCGGGAGTAGTGCCTGCGAATACGTACAACACTGGTCTAGTTATGTACGCTTCTTCTGGTCCGGCCTTTACAGGGAGCATTGCTGTAGGAGCTATATCAGTTGTAGAGATGACAACGGGTCAACTAATTGTTGACGGGTCTATTACAGCCTCTGAAATCGCTGCTGCCACCATCACTGGTGATAAGATCGTGGGTGGAACTATCACTGGTGGGTTAATCGCTGCTAATCAAATCCGCACTGGACATCTTCTAGTTCAGGCATTTGGTTCTAACGCCAACCCTGACCCGTACTTTGCTGACATTGGTTCTCCGACTTCGTTCTGGGATACGGTTTATGCGGGGGGATGGTATCAAGAAGCCAACACCGAAAACATGAATGCTATTAATGCCCCTCGCGGTATTGTTCTGTGGGAGGGTAACGGTCCTCCAGGCACGGATGTTAAGTACGTTCACACAGATATTCGTCCTATCGGAGCAACCTCGGGGCAGAAGATTCGCCTAAGAGTCAAGGCTAACAACGCCTCCAATCAGATTGTTTGGGCGCAAGTTGAGTTCTTTAACTCCGCTAAGAACGTTAGCGGTACCGAGCAAGTGACGTTTAATGCTGGCTCAGGGATTTCGACTCAAGAAGGTCAGTTCTCTATTCCTTCTTGGGCAACCCACTGGCGCTTCTTGGTTCGTAACCAAGGTGGATCAACCTTCACTGGTGCTGTGATTTTGTCTGACTTCCAAGTCGAGAAGGCAGTTGACGCCAACATGATTGTTGATGGCTCAATTACGGCATCCAAGATACTTGTGGGCTCAATTAGTGCTGATAGGTTAGAGGCAAAAAGTATTACAAGTGCTCAAATTGCATCTAATACTATTACTGCAAGAACTTTAGCCATTGGTAACTTCGATAATATCATCCCCGATGGTGACTATCGTGATGCCGCCTTCTGGAAAAACGACGTTGATGTGCCACAGTTTCCGAACGTAACTGAGTCCAACGGGGCTTGGACGGGGGGGCGTTTTCTGCAGTTTGTCGGAAGCGGTCACCGCGACACTTACTCTAGGTACTTTCCTATTGAGATCGGAGCTACTTACAAGGTCACTTATCGTCTCTATACCGGAGATATGACACCGGGTGGTTGGTTCCAGCCATTAATCCATGTTCCTAACTATCAATGGCAGTCCATTCTTAAGAGCGGCCCCGCGGGTGAAAACGTTGGGGCTAATAGTATTGGTGACGTTGCAAATAACGATGGTTCTTACTACGGCTCGGGTGGAGATACGGGCGATCAGAGTTATGTTTTTCATAACCCTGCGGGGGTCACTGGTTTTGCTAACAAGCGAATCCAGTTTAGGTTTGTTGGAAACTTCACTGGCGCGGTCTATATGGAGATTAAAATTGTTCGTATCAGTGACTCGACTCTTATTACAGATGGAGGTATAACTACTCCTAAGCTCGCTACAGGATCTGTTATTGCCGATAAAATATCAGTTTCTAGTTTATCAGCTATTAGTGCTAACTTAGGTTCTATAACTGGTGGGTCACTAAATATTAATAATAAGTTTATAGTTGATGCCTCTGGTAACTTAACTATTCAAAGCGCACCTTCTGGCCCTAGATTGGTACAAACTAATCAGCTTATAAGTATTTATGACGCTAATATATTACGACTACGTATGGGAATTTGGTGATATGGGTATTGGTATTGAAGCATGGGATGTTAATGGTAAAGTAACTATTGACACTAATACGATGACAGGACGTTTAATTGGTACTCGGGTAGTTTCGCCCGGGTACATAGAACGTATATCTGTTCCTATAACTCCGGGTAAAACCCTATGGTATTATTCATATACTCAAGGTAGGGCAAGAATATTGTGCTATAGAGCAGAGGGCCCTCCTATTAACCAAGGAGTTAATGATTTTACAATCCAATGTGATCCTGCTTTCGGCGGGGGCGCAGACGGTACCGGTTATGTATTCTATGGAGAAAGATAATGCCTGTAGGTGCAGAAATTACTACAAATTCGGGCGTTATTCAAATTAATGAAAGCTTTCCTTGTTTATGCTTAAGGTACCAGGGGACTGCAACTTCTAATATACGTCACCCTATGTCTACTAACTCGACAAATAACTTAGTTAATTATGTAGATCTGACTTTTACAGCCACTAATCCTATTGTTGCTATAAGTGGGCCTCAAAGTTATGGTATAATAGCAGTAAGAAAAAATAGTGCCACAAATTGGACTTTTAGAGTGATTACAGTCTTTACTGGATCACCTGCGGCATTTACATATTTTGTTTATGATAATCCTATAATAGCGGCTAATGGAGCAGGTTTCGAATTTTATAGTACATCAGGAGAATTATTTTTTAGTAGTGTTACACCCGTATTTTCAGTTTATACTACTATAGCTGCAAGTAATGAGTATTCTGTTCCATTACAAAGTGGTAGAACTTATGCAGTTTGTTTCAATTCTACTATAACTAGTAGTACATCGGATGAGCACTTAACAAACGGAGACGTAATAACAACCTGGACTGCTAAAATAGACGCAATAAACATTGTAAGCGATTCTGCTAATAAAATTGAACCAGTTATTACTGGTGGGTCTGGCATCGGGGCATCTGCGCCGGAACCAACAGGAGATTTAGGTTCGTTTGGGTCTCCTAATATGGCGCTTATAATTGATGTAACGGAGTATATATGATATTAATAGGAAGCTTAGCAGCTAAATTAACAAATTGCTTACCCCTATGGAGAAACGGTAAACTCAATGACATTGATCTAGTAGGTACTCTAAATGAATTCCATCAACTAGTAACCTATATCAAGTCACAAACTGATTTAGTTTATATAGCAGAAAGCTCTATAAAGGGGAGATATGCTATTACAGTTTATCAATTTGAAGACAGAATATTAATAGAATTTAATACTAATATTACGTCTATGACTGAAATACTTAAATCAATGCCGGATAATACATCTGGTAGTATTCTTGGATTTCCATGTGAAGTAATTAGTTTACGAAGTCAATATGCTATTAAAAAGGCATATAGACATATTCCAATTATACATCAAGAGAAAAACTTAAAAGATCTTCAATATTGGAAATCTATTATTGATACAGACGGTAAAGAGTATTTACCAGATCATATAGAGTTATTTAAGTCTATGTGGAATGAAACAAAAGAGATATTTAAATGAATGACCAAATAGAATCTCTACAATTGAATTTACAAACTCAAAATGATAGAGTAGAGATTTTCAAAGAGCGATGGATAGAACAAGTCAATATAAATGAAGCTCTTGAACTAAAAGTAAGAACGTTAGAACGGCAAATTAATTTGCTAGTAAATCAGTCTAACCCATTAAATATAGATGCTGCACTTAATGTGGCACAAGGAAATGAATAAATGAAAGTTACGTGTATGACTGCTAATTATTATAATAACCAAACTACCTTCATGGATCAAACTAATCCAGGAGAGTTTACTACTAAATTTTCAGGTGGTGTGACATTTTCAGAAGTTGATTCACCTTCTAATACTTTTCAGATCAACTTTAATAACCTGACTAGCTCGTTACCCTACTTACCAGGTAAAACTTATAATTTAACTATTACAGAAGTTCCATCAACACCTGAATAATATGATAAGCTTCATTAGCGCAGCACGAGCACATTTTAAGCTTAGGTTCGCAGAATGGGCAGTTGGACTAGGATTGCTAGCCTGGGGCGTGTCATTAGCATGCGCCCCAGGACTCTTCGAGTCCAGTTACCTATTTAATGGAATGCTAAAGTTAGGCTCACAAACCCAGTGGATGTGGATAGCGATTATAGTTGCTACTTTACGTCTCACTTTCTTAATAATTAATGGAACTTGGAGGCGCTCAGCACATCTTAGAGCAATTGGATCAGGACTTTCCGCACTTATTTGGACAGCAATGTGGGGTTCTTATTTATCGCTAGGTGCAGTAATTCCGGCCTTAGCTACACTCGGTATTCTTATTGCTCTAGACATTTATTCTCTGTGGTATGCTACGGAAGACGCAGCATACTCCGATGTTAGGACAAAAGAAGAACGATTTGTACGTGAAGTTAAACGTCGTACATTATGATTATTCTCAAAACAACTACATCACCGTTTAGAGAAAGAGCCTCTGAATGGGTACTTTCAATTGCAACATTTGTCTGGGGCCTATCTCTATTTTTAGTTCCTGGACTATTCGAGTCCAATTCTTTTTATGCTATTCTACTTAATATAATGCCCCAATTAAATTGGGCTATAGCTATTTCCCTGCTTGGACTATGTAGAATTGGTGTAATGTTTACCGAAAGAGTTAATTATCCTCAAGCCCATTTTAGGGCTTTAGGAGCTGTAGGTGGTAGTATGGTATGGGGCAGCTTAATGACCATTGCTATCGCACAAGCAGCATTTCGTGCACCAAGTATTTCTTTAATTGGTATTCCATTGGCCTTAGAGTTTATGGCACTATGGTGGGCCGCTGGAGATGCTAAGATAGTCGATTCGGCTAAGAGTAAGAGTAATGGCCGCGGCTGAACTTCCCTCATGGATCCAGGAAATAAGCCTATTCGCAGTAGGCGCAGTCTCCGTGATCTTAGCAGTATGGAAATATGTAAAAACACAGGGCGATGCATCCCCTAAAGCCCCAGCCCCAAATAGTAATTCTCAAGTAATTTCAGCATCTTTCGTAGATTCTAAATTACTTCGAGAACTAATTGATGCTTTAAGAGAACATTCAGAAGAACATGCCCGTATCGCACTTCGTATGACTAGATCGAATTCCGAAACACGAGAAGATATCAAAGATTTAGCTGAAGCAGTGCGTATGCAGACAGACGCGAGCCTTAACTTAGTCAGATTCTTAACCCGGCAATTAAATAAAGGAGAATCAGATGGCGTTTAATGAGGCGGTATACTATGATAAGATTCGTACATCTAACTTATTTGGGCCTAAGTTTGAAACAAGTGAGTTTAAAGGTGTACAAGAAGTAACTAATGCATGCAGGACTGCTAAATGGCCAATCGCATATACAGCGTATGCCTTAGCTACGGCGTACCATGAAACAGCTGCTACTATGCAGCCTATTAAAGAGTATGGTGGCCGCAGTTACTTTATGAATAATTATGATGTAACTGGTAAAAATCCTGACCGCGCACGTAAGTATGGTAATACAGCAGTTGGTGACGGCGCACGTTATTTTGGACGAGGATATGTTCAGCTGACTTGGAAGCTTAACTACGCGAAAGCAGAAAAAGAGTTAGGATATAAATTAGTATCTAATCCTGATCTAGCTCTTGACCCTAAAGTTGCTGCTGCTGTAATGGTTCGTGGTATGCAAGAGGGTTGGTTCACTGGTAAGAAATTATCTCACTATTTTGATTGTCCATTAGCGACTCGTGCTCAATTCGCTCAAGCTCGTAAAATTATTAATGGTACAGACAAAGCAGAATTAATTGCTGGTTATGCCCTTAAATTCCAAGATGCTCTAGTTACGGCTGGATGGTAAAAGAAAACCCCCTTGACAAATTGTCAAGGGGGTTTTTGCGTTATAACTTGAAGCTATTAAACGTGTTCTTTTCAACATCTTGCTTAACACCGCCAAGGATATAGCTGCTTTGCTCAGTTTCCTGAGGAGCAACTTGAACACTCTTAGAAGAAATCCAAGAATCAGTCCATGGGAGTGGATTACGTGTAGGAGCGTCAAAGTCAATTGGAAGACCTACAGCGCGAAGACGATGACTTGCAATATAATCAATGTATTTGCAAAGCAAAGCTTCATTTAGTCCAATAATCGTACCATCTTTGAATAAGTACTTAGCCCATTCTTTTTCTTGGTTGATTGCAGACTTAAACATCGCAAGACACTCAGCGCGCGTCTCTTGTCTAATCTTAGCATAGATTGGGTCTTCGCCCGGTAAAATAGTTCTCAGCAATCTCTGAGTCATTCCAAGATGAAGATTCTCATCACGGCAGATGAATCTAATGATCTTCGCATTACCTTCCATCAACTTGTTCTCAGCAAAGGCCCATGAACAAGCGAAGGAAACGTAGAATCGAATACCCTCTAGAATATTTACTGACATGATGCAAAGCCAAAGCTTCTTCTTCAAGTCATATTCATTGACATCATACTCAACGCCGTTTACAACATGCTTACCATAGCCAAATAGCTGATATAAGCTAGAGTAAAGTAAGAAGTCATTATAGTAGTGAGAGATATCATCAGCACAAGCAATGATCTCTGGAATGTTAGACATTTCGTCAAACACTAATCCGGATTGAGCATATACTTCACGAATGATATGTGAGTAGGATCGGCTATGGATAACTTCACTGAAGCTCCATACTGTAGCCCAAGTTTCCATTTCTGGAACACCTGAGATAGGCCCAAATACCATTGTAGGTGCTCGTCCTTGAACACTGTCAAGTAGAATCTGACGTTTCAAGTTCGACGTAAAAATATGCTGCTTATAAGGTTCTAATAGTGAGAAGTCACCACGGTCCTTATTAATATCTACTTCTTCAGGAGTCCATAGAAATCCTAGTTGTTTCTGAATAGTATGCTCAATTTCAGCATACTTAACCTTATCATAGCGGGCTATCCCCGTCGACCCATTAGGATCGAAGAAGATAGCTGCTGTAAGGTGGTCGGAAGCGTTCTTGTTAAATACATTAATCATAGTTTACATGCATCACAATCTTCAACAAACTCTGGCATATCATCCTCTAAAGGTTGATCTTCCATAGCTTCTTCTTCGGCACCATCAAACGTATTGAAGTAGTATCCGTTCTTGATACCCCACATATACATTAGAATCATATGCTCTAGAAGCATTGACATTGGAAGCTTTTCTTCCTCGTAGTGTCTTGGATTATAACTTGTATCTAGACTGATCGATTGATCCATCCACTTATTCAAAATCGCCATAAGCTGAATAAAGCCAAGTGGGCTTTCGTGATCCCAGAGCATATCATACTTACTAGCTAGGCGACGACTTTCAGGAGCAACTTGCTTAAGAACACCATGCTTCGAAACCTTCTCAGTAATAATAGAACGAATAGGGTTAATACCATTCGTAGAATTACTTTCTTGAGCTGAAGTTTCCGCAGGCATCTGAGCCATTAGAGTGCTATGGCGTAATCCACCAGCAAGTTTTACACGCTCAGATAGTGCATCCCAATCATAACGTGGATTAGGATAAACTAGCTTGTCTACTTCACGCTTATAAGTGTGAATAGGTAAAATACCTTGTGAGTATTTTGTGTGTGCAGCACCCGGACATGGCCCACGTTCTTCTGCAAGTTCAACGCTGGCTTCAATCAGATAGTATGACCAAGCTTCCATCATTTCGTCAACAATTTCAAAAGCTGTTTCGTCATAGCCAACACCCTTATCAGCAAGCCAATAAGCGAAGTTAACTAAACCAATACCAAGCGGACGATAACGCTTCGTAGCAATCTCAGCTGCTGGAATTGGATACTTCTGATAGTCTAGAAGTTCTTCTAAGAATCGTACGATTAGATGCGCAATACGCTTCATATCTTCTGGAGTCTTGAAGTGAGCGACATTACCAGCAGAAAGCGTACAGAGTGAGATCAAACCTTCTTCATCAAACTCGTCTCGTAAACCCTTTGTAGGAAGTGTAATTTCCTGACATAAATTTGATTGAGTAATTGGAGCATACTCAGGGAGGAAGCTACCATGCTCATTGGCATGGTCGATATTCATGAAGTAAATACGTCCAGTCTGCTTACGTTCAGTCATGAACATAGAGAAGATTTCTAGAGCTGTATAGGTTCTCTTACGAATACTGTCATCAGCCTCATACATTTCGTAGAGACGTTTAAACTCTTCTTGGTCCGCATAAAAAGCATCAAGCAGCCCTGGAGTATCATGAGGGCTGAATAGGGTAATGTTACCGCCTTGGATAAGACGTTCATACATTAGCTTATTGAATAGGAAGCTATAGTCAACGTGACGAACACGATTGAATTCAGTACCGAAGTTATTCTTAAGAACTACAAATTCAGGGAATTCATAAGTCCAAACCGGGAAGTGGATTGTAACAGCACCGCCTCGCACACCACCTTGTGAACAACTTTTAACTGCGGATTGAATTAGTCGAATGAAGGGAATTCCACCTGTATGTTCTGCATCACCATCACGGATTTCAGAATTGATACCACGAATAGGCCCCATATCAATACCTAAACCAGCTTTCTGGCTAATGTATTTGATAGCGGCTGTAGTACCAGCAGTAATTGAATCAAGACTATCGTCGATTCTAATAGTTACACACGAACTGAACTGTTTCGTAGGTGTTCTTAGACCTGCCATAATTGGTGTTGGCAGATTGATTTCAAAGCAACTAATTGCGTCATAGAAATCTTTTACGTATTCTAGACGATAACGCTTAGGGTATTTCATGAAGCCAATAGCGGCAATCATCATTCGAGCAACTTGAGGAGTTTCATAGAATTTACCAGTTACTCGGTTCTTAACTAGATACTTGCCACGCCACTGTTCCATACCAGCATACGCAATATCGTTATCACGTTCGTGATCAACATACGCTTCTAGCTCATTCCATTCGTCTCTAGTATACTCGGTCATAAGTTCGGCGGCATACTTACCTTCACCTACGTTATGTCGAATAATATCATACAGATGCCACGGCTCATATTCACCATAGACTTCTTTACGCAACTGATAGTTTACGAGACGTCCTGCAACATATTGATATTCAGGAGTACGTTCAGAAATCAGTTCGCTTGCTGATTTAATCAGCATTTCATGGATATCTTTTGTCTCAATTCCGTCTGTGAATTGAAGCTTTGCTCGAAGCTCTAGTTCACTTTCGCTAACGCCTCTTAAGCCTTCGCAGGCCCATGCCACAATTCGATGGATTTTATCAAGATTAAGTTGTTCGGTTCTTCCATCACGTTTTGTGACTAAAGTCATTTGTTCTCCATTATACTTAGTAATTAAATTACTTATATTTAGTTCGCATTAAATGCATCATCAATCAAATAACAATTGCTCTCACCAATAGCCTCTGCACAGTATGTCGGCAAGTCCATAAGTTCAACATTCATTAGTAGTTGATCTTTGAAACTATTGAGGGCTGCGATGTATTTATACTTTCCAGAAAGCGGGAGAGCGTCAGCAATATCGAAGACAGATCCGTACTCTGCAATGATTGATGCGGCACGCTTAGGTCCGACTCCATCAACTCCAGGTACATTGTCTCCCTTATCTCCGATAAGACACTTGTATGTAAGGTAATCTTCGCGGGGTACAGGATTATCCCATGTGAGGACAGTCTGCTCCTTCCGAGTGACGGTAGAAAATCGACTGACATTCTCGTCAACAAGCAAGTCCCAGTCTCGGTCGCTAGAGATAAGCCAAATTTGCTCAATTCCATATCGAACCCGATTGGTAACGATGTATGCAGCGATATCGTCGGCTTCAACTCCTGGGAAGCGCAACAGTTCAAAGCGTCCGTCGCAAGCCTCAATAGCGCGCTCGTACTCATCGAAGAACTGTCGTGTGACTTCCTTCTCTTCAGCGGTGTCATCTTTATATAGTTCTTTTCTGTTGCCTTTATAATCTGGAAAAATTTCACGACGGTATAATGACCCACCCTGATCAGCCGCGATAACAATTTTGCCACACTTATAGGAACGGGCCAGGCTTTCTACCGTCTTAACGAATTCGCTGGCGAAAGCGGTTACTTTGGCTGGCTTTTCACCCTTTTTTACTTTGTAAGGTTTCCATCGAAAAGCTAAGTTCAAAGCATCGACGACAAGCACATTGTTGGGGTCTAGATTGACGGCCATCTGTTCTGCTATCTTAACCAATTTATTTTTTCCTTTTCTAGCCATTCATCTAATAACATAGTATAGCATCCCAACCAGTGAATGTCAACATATTTATCTAAGTTTGCTGGTTTCTTGTCAGTACAGACAAAGAACTTGGAGCGATTGTACTTGAATATTAGTAGAGGCTCTTTTCCAGTACTTTTGGCTTGTAACTTAAGTTTGTTCCACCAAAGCACTACATTGTTTGTTTTACTTGTAAAAATTTTATCATTGAAATGAGAGTCTGCATAGTGTTTTATTTCAATACAGTATCTATCATTGGAGCCTGGAATGTATACGTCGCCTTTAATCTTTCCTGCACCTGAACCTGGCACCCTTTCGAATGCCAGGCCAGTTTTCTTAGAAAGTAGGTCTCGCACTGCAATCTCACATGATGCTCCCTTTTGTCTAGGGTTAACTGCCATTATGCGTGCTCAATTCTAGACATATTGTCTTCTTTCACGATCTCTAGTTTTGCTAGAAGTGGATGCGACCAAGAGTGACTAACTACATAGGTGTTAAGGTCTTCCTTAAGAAGAACTTCCACTAGTTTTTCTTTACCTTGGTCATCTAGCACACTAATAACTTCGTCAAGGAATAACACATTGATTTCAGACTTAGATATTGAGTTCATTAGTTTACGAAGCGCAAGAAGTGTAGAAGTATTAACTCTAGCAAGCTCCCCTGAACTAAGGGCTGTAATATTGATTGGCTTACCATTATCAGTAATGATAACATTCAGCTTATCCGATGCAACACTAAACTCGATCGTGAAACGACCATCGCTAAGTTCAGCTAAATACTCATTAGTTAAGTCTTCTAAGTCCTTAACCATATTCTCAATCTTATAAGCAATTAGTCCTTGAGTACTAAATGATTTCTTAAGTAACTCTAATTGACCAAGCAGTTCATTCTGCTCATCTAGCTCCTTGCTCAAAGTCTCTAGCTGCTTTTCAAAACCTTCAGCTTGCTCTTGAATAACTTGAATACGACTGTTATGTCGATTAGCCTTATCATTGTGTTCTTGAATCTTCTTCAACTCATGTCTAGCGTTAGAAATCTTAATCGCTAGATTAGATAGTTCAGCTTCAAGATCGGCTTTATCTAATAGTTCTTCTGGAAGGTCTTGATCCACTGATCTATACAGCTCTTCAAACTCTTTGATCTGCTGCATTTTATAAGCATGATTTTTATTGTTTTCTTTAATAGAAATAATAAGCTTATTAAGTTCATCAATACGTAGCTTCATAGAAGCAATGGCATCTTCCTCAACCTTAATTAAGTTGAGTTTAAACTCTGCATCAATAGACTGTTCGCAAGTCGGACACGAATCACCTAATCCGGTAAGCTTGCTTAATTGTGATTGGTGTCGGCGCAAGTCGGATTGTAATCCGCCAAGTTCTGACTGTTCTGTATCGTAAGATGCTGGCTCTTCTACTTCAATCGCATGAATGGAATCAATATCAACATTCTTAAGCATTTCACGATACTTGTTGTTCTGAGCAACTCTAGTATTTGTTTTCTTAATATTAGCAATTTCTGCGGTTAATCCAGCAGCAGCTTTTTCTTCCTCAAATACATCAATGTTGGTTTCAAGCAAAGGAATAGCGCTTACATCAGTAAGTCTGTTACTCTTTAACCAATCTTCAACAGTAGAGACTTGCCCTTGCGACTTAGTAATAGAAGAACTAAGATCCTTAGACGCTGCCTTAAATACCTCAAACAATCTAACATACTCTTCCAACTGCAATAGATCAATTAGAAACTTCTTTCTGTTGGTATCTGTAGCTGTAAGAAACTGAAGACTGCTATTCGTACTCTGATAGATAAGCTGAGAGAACGTTTTAAAGTCATTACCAAACAAATCTTCCATAAGCTTGAAAGTTCCAGTCGCAGTATGGGATGAAATATCTGCACCGTTTTTATGAAGTTTAACCTTCACACTAGACTTTCTATCTACTTCGATTGTGTACTCATCACCATCTTTATAGAAAGTAAGTTTGCCCCAAGTAGTACCAGGACCATATCTATTAGGTATATCCCCTTTAGAGATACCTTTTGAATTCTTATTAAAACAAATTTCTTCTAGAATTAGTGGGATCGAAGATTTACCGTTACCATTAACACCTAGGATTTGTGTCACTGTATCTTGTGTGAAATCTAATTTATTACCAGCACCATAGCTAAAGTAATAATCCCATTCAAGAGTGTGAAGTAGTGTAGTCATGGAACACTCCTATAGCACGCTTTACTTTATCCTCAGGGAGTTCTAGAATATATAACATATACTCTGCTAACTCTTCTGAGATACTCATATCGCTATTCAAAATTAAAGCTGTATCCGAACTGCGCTTAACTAGCTTCTTATCTAGAAGCTCCGAGTCCTTGATCTTAGAAAGTTCAACCACATCACCTTCTAGTTCATAGATTGTGTGATCGAATTCTGTAGGATGCATTTCAGCAGGGTCACTAACAGTTTTGCGAATTAGTTGAGGTAAATTGAACTCATGCCATGTCCATTGCGTAGGATTAGTACTATCAATAAGAATATACCCAGTTGTAACGCGACTCCGATGGAAGCTAGTAACCATTGGGGAGCCTGGGTATACCAAGTTGCCTTGGCAGTTGCTATGGCTATGTAAGTCTCCGAGATACACCACTGGAAAATCTTTAACAAGATCAAGGTCAATCTCGGGCTTGACATGAGGCGGAATCTCTCCACGGATATGAGAGAACAGTACTTTAGATTTATCTAAAGAGTCCCATACACCTTTCTTATGAATAAACTCATAAGGAACAATTGTGAAATTATCTTCTTCATAGATTTCATCAATTACAGAAACTAATGGGTTGATAAGGTTTGTAACGTCCTTCAAGTGAGAGAAGAAAGTATATCCTTTCTTAGTAGCTTCGTGATTGCCCGCAAACAGTAGCGTTCTAACCTGCATACCTTTAACAAACTCAAAGTATAAATTTAACTCTTCCATTGAAGGAAGTTTATCAAAGATGTCCCCACCAATAATATGTAAGTCTACTTGCTTTTCAACTTCATATACTTGCTGGAAGAACATTCTATAACGGTTAAGTGCCCACTCAACTGGAACGTTCTTCTGGCCTAATTTAATGTGGATATCTGCGGTAAAAAGTATCATATAATCTCCGGCAGAAAAGCCGCCGTAGCAGAGCCACGGCGGCTTATATCATTTACTTAACGTCGAACTCGGCACCAACTTCTTCGTCGATTGCTTCACCCGAACCACCAGTTTGCAGCTTCTCTAGGAGAGCTTTCTGTGCTTCTGGGGTAGGACGCGGCAGGACTTCATCCATGCTCTTCAGTTCTGCAAGCTTCTCACGTTCTGCTTCATCAAGCGGACGGGGCTTACATTTGATTTGTTGAACAGTATATTCAACGTTGATAGGCAGAGGTCCCGTCTTCTTCTTAGTAAACACTATGTCAACTAACCTAGTGTAGGTTTAGACTATATCTTACATCTTTCAATAAATCTATCTTTCTTTCGACTCAAGGCAAATTCATTAGGTACATAAAACCTGGCAAAGTGCTCGATTGTAGATCTACAACTTGATTTTATGATAAAAGATTCTTTTTTATCAGGATAAGTGTAGGTTCGCCAATTAAGATAGTTATTAATTTCTAAAAGAAACTTTTGTTGAGAAGAGTGTTGCTCTACAGTAATTGTGAGCTCATTTTCTCGTTTATACACAACTGATCCATCTCCATTGAACACTCCGACCAAAAAGTATTCAAGGAACTCTTTATTACAAGATATCCATCTAGGGATTTCGTAATTTATATATGTTTTTCTGGGAAGTAACCCAGTTACTTTTTTAAACTTTTCAAAGTTTTTAAAATCTTTAACCTGAGCTTTATAATAGCCTTTATTATCTTTTATAAGGTTTCCACTTATAAAAGCAGCCATTTGTTGTGCCAGCTCTTTATCCTTAGATACCAAGCTAACATAACCATCTGCAGTTATACATCCATCTGCTTGCAGGAGCCCTACCATATAAGCTGTATGCCTAGTAGGCTCTAAAAATCGTTTGGTAGTGCCTATTTGCTGTTGATTAGAGTTAGACGCCCTATTATTAAGTTCTAGCAGTTTTAGCCAATCCGCAGAAATATACTTTCGTATACGGTACTCACTGATCTCAGACTTAGTAACTATTTTATTTAAATTCAGACCTTCCGTAATAAGGCTCTGAATATGCTTAATTTCTAGCTCCGAAAGCGCTCTAGCATTGGTTTTTAGACCTACTAATTCAAATTCTTTTTTTCTGCGTTTAATTGTAGTAACACCGCAATTAAAATGAGCGGCTAATTGGTCGTTTGTGTAATTCTTGTGTACGATTAAATCGTAAAGTTCTTCTTTTGTCATTTAGATGTTTCCCCGTTTCGAACCTATTCAAGGCCCTACGTTATAAACTAGTCGTTGAACGTTCTTCCTTTGTTGAAGGAAGCTTCGCTGCTGATCTATTAAGTATATAAACTTTTCTAGCTATCACGGACGCTATTACTAGCCACGTTGTTGCGCTATATACTATCTAATATTCCCAGCAATTAGAGGAATTTATACTGGGCTTAACTTAATGAGCATACCCAGTGTCAGGATCCGTTGGATCCAATTCTAGCTGATTCGCTACGTCCATCATTTGACCCATCAGCTTCTTCTTAAGATTCAGAATCTTAAGCTCACCGCTAGCTAGGTCGATACATTGAATGGCATACGCCCAGCTGCACTTCAAGTCAGGATAAAATTCCTTAACATGGTCAGCTTCCTTATTATCAAACTTTTCTGTAGCTCGATTGAATGCTAGGCATTCGAAGGGTAGTTGCTTATCGTTCTCACCCTTAACCCAATAAACATATCGAGCAAGCAAATCACCAACTAGACGGACGCGATTTTCGCCGTCCTTATATTGATAACTGTCTGCGCGATCCTTTTGAGCGGAACCTTTTGATTGATTAAAGCCAATAGCCATTTATATATTCTCCTTTGTGACTTCTTCAAATTTGAACAACACTTTGTCGTTCTCAATGCTAAGTAGTCTATTTTTGTTTATAATGTCTTGTGACACGGGGCTGTGAAACAAGTCTAAGCTGGTATCACCCGTCGTGGCATAATGTGAGTAATTTCTGTAACTTGCTAAAGCTACGTATTCTGCAATGTCTTTAGCTGAATAAAAGAATGTATTATCCAGTAAAGCTTGCGGGTTTACTAGAAAGCTTTTGCCACTAAAGTCTTTCAGATAAAAGAAGTATAACGGATCAAACTTGTTATGCGGAACTTCACCACATAACACTCTTAGAGCTGATATGTACCGCTTCGGATCACGTTTCGCGACCCTTTGTATGCTTCTCAGATCATAAAATATAATAGCACTCTCCAGGCTTAAAGTCAAGAACTTTTTTATAAGTAGTTTATCTTATAGCCCATACGCATATAAAATCCTAAACGTTGCTGAAATTGCTTCTCGCCAGTCCATCCGGAAAGTCGAATATCAACTACTCTAGGAGTTTGTTTACCTGGTGTTATTCTTTGAATACGACCAACTAATTGTTCCAACATCGGATCATTATTGATTGGAGTACCTAGAATTAAGCAGCTCAGGTTATTTTGTGAAATACCTTCTTTAAAGATAGAAGTTGTGCCCCAAATCTCGTCATTAGGACCTTCTACGCTTTCAATAAGTCTTTCACGATCTTGTGTAGTTCCAGTTACTGCTACTGCTGTATCTCGTTTCGAAGCACAATATTCTAGAAATTCTACTCTATCTGCGATAACAAGTATCTTATGCTTACGCTCTTTGTAATAATCTGCTAGAGTCATTACTAGATCGACATATACAGGGTCCGCCATTAGCGCATTAACTCTGTGAGCCCACGCACCAGAAATTACTTCCGGAAGCGGTATACCACTGGTTATTACATCGACCTCCGGCGCCATGGAGTTTTCAGGAGGTGGCTTGAATATCTTCTTACCAAAGTAATCCTCAAACATAATATGTTTACCGTCTTTACGTTGAAGTGTACCAGACAATCCAATTTTATAACGGCTGTAACTACGATCGACTGTTCTAGAAAATGTAGGGCTAGAAACGTGGTGCATTTCATCAAGAATGAACGTACCAAAGCTTTT